AGAAGCATGATAACGTATCTATACGCTCGTTCTGTACTAATAATAATGCAGCTTATGTGGCTGTTGAGGAGACCTATGGCGACGTTAGTTATAATGGTCATGCTAAAAAAGGAAAAGAATTCGAAAATCAAATGACCAATTTTGGTATCTTAATGGAAATTAAAGGTATTGAAAATCCATTTGAATGGTCTAGAAATGTAGTACAACAAATACAAGGTATGGAAGGTGGATTATATTACTCACCAAACTATACTAGAAGACCATCATTAACATCAGAGGGTACTACTGTAACAACTACCCAAACAAATTCATTAATACCATTTAAAGAAGCATTAGGTGAATATGCAGATCGTGTTCTTGGTTTTATTAATGATATGAATACTATATTTGAATTTGGTAATGATTGGGGCATGTATATTCCTGAAGTAAAGTACTTATCACCTGAACCACTAGTTAATTATACAGACTTATCATTAAACGAATTTCCAAATGTACACTTTGCAGGTGACGCATTAAGCGCTCGTGGTATTACAGTATCAGGAGCACACGGAATTTATATTGCAGAATCACTTATTAAAGAAAAAGCTTTAGAATATTTAGCACAACAATCACAAGAATTAAATTTAGGTTATTAAAATAAAATAAACATATATGGCAGAAACAAAAAGAATACAAACAGCAGATGGTTCAATTATCTATTCATGGATGGGCAAAATGCATTGTTGGGAAGGACCAGCATATATTCCACAAGGTAATAAACGTGCATCACAATATTGGTTATTTGGTTTTAGATATACTAAAGATCAATGGGAAGATAGAAAAAAAGATATCAATGGCCAACCTTGGCATAAAACCTCGGCCGGAAAAGCAGCGGGGGCCAGAGCTTAATTATATTTATTACAAATAACCATACAAATGAAAATAACTGAACTTACAGAAATTATTAAGAATACCATTAAAGAAATGGCTCTTCCTGAAATGGCACGTACAGCAGGTACAGGCGGTGCATATAATATCACCCCAGAAGGAGAAGCAGCTTTAAAACAAGCTAAAGCTACAAATACCATTCCAGAAGGTATTAGAGCTAATCATCTTGCAATTTTAGCGTTTTTATATAAAGCTAAGCAAGAAGGTAAAAGAGCACAAAAAATTGACTTTGCTAAAGAAAAAGGTGTACTTCAACCAGCCGTTAATACTTTATTCAATCAATTGGAAGAAAGAGGATTAGTAGCTAAAGAAGGATATCAAACAATGTCTTTAGGTCCTAAAAACCCAGCTAAGCCAAAAGCAAGCGTAGAAGATATTTTAGGTGACTTAGATATCTAAGAAAGTATAAAAATATAGAATATAAAATTGGGATCGTCAAGATCCCTTTTTTAATTTTACGTTATGAAATACATACGCACATACGAACATGATGATACCACAGAAGTGTGGACGTTTGATACTGATAAGTTTAGAAACGGACCTATCAGTGTTGATATTAAGTATAAAGATGGTGCTGATAAGCCAAAAAACTGGAATAAAAGAATTAAGCAGGCTAAGGACGATCGTCGTAATGCTCGTCAAATGAAAAAAATAAACGAAAGAAATAAATGAGAATAGGACTAGCAGGAACAATGAGTGTAGGTAAAACTACATTAGCAAAAGCATTAGGTGAAACTGATCGTTTTAAAGATCATATTGTACAAACTGAACGTAGTAAATACCTTAGTAGTTTAGGCATTCCATTAAATACAGACTCTACATTAAATGGTCAATTTATATTTTTAGCGGAACGTGCTACTGAATTATTACAATCAAATATTATTACTGACAGAACAATATGGGATGTATCAGCATTTACATTTTCAGCAAAATCAATTGATTGGTTTGCTAAACGTTCATTTGTTGAGGCTGCTATGTTTATGCGTGATCAATATGATATAGTATTTTATGTATCACCTGAAGGCGTACCTATTGAAGATAATGGTGTGCGTACTATTGATGCTGAATATCGTGATAAAATTGATTGGGTTATTCGTGAATCATTAGAAGAATACAAACCAAACAAATTAATTTACATTAAAGGTACTACCGAAGAGCGTATTGCTACAATTTTACAAAATATATAATATTTATGGACATAACAATCACTGAATTAAAGACAATGAAATCTAAGCAATTACGCAGATTAGTACGTGAAGCCATTAAAGAGGTTTTAAGTGAAACAACCGAAATGGATGTTAAAAATGCTAAAAAAGCAGCATTAGATTTAAAAATGAAATATGCTGATGCAGAAAAAAAAGCAGCAGATACTGAAAAGCAAGTAGCAACAGATGAAAAATCAGCATTAGGTGAATTAGCTCGTATTGCTACAGGATATCAATTAGCTAAAGCTGAATTTGATTCTACTCCATTTGCAAATAAAAAAATCAGCGGTGTACCTTTAACAGATATTATTGAATATTTCCGTGAACATCCAGGTACAGAAAAAGTACAATTACAAAAACAATTTAATTTTGTACGTCCTCAAATTACAAATGCATTAGTAAATGCACTTACGGATGCAGGCGTATTAGTTAAAATAGGTGAACCAGAAGGTAATGTTACTGAACCAGTAGAACCAGGTGAAGAAGAGCAATCACCAACAGTAGTAGCTACTGAACCAGAAGATATGTTTGTAGGTGGAGGTGAAGGCGATGTATTATCAATGTATTTTGATAAACAACCAAATGCAAATGGGGAAGAAGATTTTGATGATAACGCTGAACCCGAAATTGGAGATATTGAAAAAACATCACCAAAAATGGCAGCAAATATATCAAATGATGATTTTGAAGCTTCATTAAAATATTCTGAACTAGAACGTCGTTTAACTAATACTAAATCTAATATTGCTAAACTAAAAAAATATAGACCATCAATAGGTGATATTAAAGATAAACCATCAGATGAATTAGTACGTTTACGTGATTTAAGAGCATCATTAGAAAAACGTATTGCTGATTTAATTGCTTCATCTGATTATGTTAAAAAAATGGCTACAGGTAAGCCAACCACTACACCAGAACCAGTTGATTTAGGGGATGAAGAGGAAACAGAAGAAGAACCATTAGATGAATGGGCAATCAATAAAATGAAATATTACGCAGGAATTATAAAATAAAATATATGAAAAAAATCATTTTAGGAATTTTAGCAATTTTAATAATTGCATACATAATTTTTGATAAAGTAGGTGATGCTGGATTATCAAAAGAATTTAAAGCAAAACAAGACAGTTTAGTAGCTGCTGTTGATTCAATGAAATTAGATATAGCTAAAGATGATGCTGTTATCGATTCATTAAATCAAGTTGATGACGTATTGAAAGATAAATTAGTACATCAAAAAACAAAAGTAATTAAGATTGTTGAAACAGTTGAAATTGAAAAAAATAATGTTGATTCTTACTCAGAACAAGAATTAATCAGTTCACTTAACAGACGTTACCCTAAAGACACAGTAACTAATCCATTACCAGTAGCACAACCAGTATTAGTAAGCGCTGCTAAGGATTTAGTAGAATTGGATGGCGCTAGACAAATTATCGTACTTAAAGATAGTTCAATAGCAACACTAGAAACTAAAGTATCATTAAAAGATACAGTAATATCTAAATATGTTAAGAAAGAAGGTACATACAAAAATATTATGACTAATCAAGAAACACAAATCAAAGATTGGAAATACCAATACAATAGCTTATATTTAGCTAACCAGAAGTTAAAGTTTAAAAACAAATTAACTAAAATCGGTGCGGGTATAGTAGTTGGTGGTTTAGTATACTTGATGATTGCAAAATAGTGGTTCTAGTCTACCTTAGGAACACGCGTTCAACATTTTAGACCGATGTTTAACATGGCTCAACCCCGTAAGGTTGAGCTTTTTTTATATATTTATATACATGAGCGAACAAGCAAACATTAAAGAAATAATTAAGGCGGAGTACATTAAATGTGCTACTGATCCTATACATTTTTTCCGCAAATATTGTTACATTACTCACCCTATTAAGGGTAGAGTATTATTTCATTTATATCCATTCCAAGAAGAGGTATTAAATGAATTTAGAAATAATAGATTTAACATCATCAATAAATCAAGACAGTTAGGTATTTCTACCTTATCTGCTGGGTTTTCGTTATGGACAATGATGTTTAATAAAGATAAAACTGTGTTGTGTATTGCAACGAAGCAAGAAACAGCACGTGGTATGGTTGAAAAAGTACAGTTTATGTATGACAACTTACCTAATTGGCTAAAAGGTAACCAAAAACCAATAGCTAATAATAAATTATCATTCCAATTAGCCAATAACTCTCGAATAGTAGCCACATCAGCCGCTTCAGACGCAGGTAGATCTTACGCAGTATCCTTATTGCTAGTGGATGAGGCCGCGTTTATTGAGGGCATTGACCGCATTTATACGAGCATTAAACCTACAATCGCTACAGGTGGAGGAATTATAGCATTATCTTCACCAAATGGTGTAGGTAACTGGTTCCATAAAATGTACACCGAAGCAGAGATTGGTAAAAATGACTTTAAAGCAATTAGATTGCCTTGGAATCTTCATCCTGACAGAGATGTTCTTTGGCTAGAACGAGAGAGAGCCAATATGTCACCTCGTGAATTTGCTCAAGAGTATGACTGTGACTTTTTAGGATCTGGAAACTCAGTTATTGAACCCGATACATTATCATTTTATGAACAAACATTTATTCAAGATCCTATTGAGCGTCGCTTCATGGGCGGCGATTTTTGGATTTGGGCTTATCCTGATTATAGCAAGTCTTACATTATTAGTGCTGACGTCGCTCGCGGTGATGGTAGTGACTATTCGACTTTTCACATCATTGATGTTGAAAACTGTGAGCAAGTGGCTGAATACAAATCGCAAGTGGATACTCGTACTTTTGGAAATATGCTTGTATCTGTTGCTTCTGAGTATAACAATGCATTACTGGTTGTGGAAAATGCCAATATCGGTTGGGATGTCGTTAATACAATAATAGAAAAAGGATATCCAAATATGTATTATTCTCCTCGTTCATACGGTGAAATGAATGTAGATAAATGGATGTCTAAAATAGATAGTGATCAAACAGTTCCTGGTTTTACTACATCAGCTAAAACAAGACCTCTTGTTGTCTCCAAAATGGAGTCGTATCTTCGAGATAGACACTTTACCTTTCGTTCTAAGCGTTTATTAGAAGAATTACGTGTGTTCATTTGGATGCATGGAAAAGCGCAAGCACAATCCGGCTATAACGATGACTTAGTAATGGCATTAGGTATTGGATTATTTACTAGAGATACTGGTGTTAAATTCCGCCAACAAGGTATGGATTTAACTAGAGCATCTCTAGGTGGTATGTCAAGTACAGGTGGTAATTATAGTGGAGCAGGAATGTCTAAATTACCTAATGGTGCTGTTAATCCATACCAAATGGAAGCTCAACATGGTGTTGAAGACTTAACATGGCTGTTAGGTTAATAAATATTTATTGATATAATAAAAATACATAAATGGCTGAAGATATAAATTCGGGTGGTGGTTTGTTCAGTAGATTAAAACGTCTATTTGGTACAGATGTCATCATAAGAAATGTAGGCGGTGATCAACTAAAAGTAGTTGATGTAGATAGAATACAAGCCTATGGTAATGTAAAAACAAACGCCCTAATAGATAGATTTACTAAGTTGCATAGATACGGAGCTAATATGCCGTATAATCCAACAATGAACTATCAAACACTTCGCATTCAGTTATATACTGACTACGAGGCAATGGATACTGAGTCCATTATAGCTTCTGCATTAGATATTATAGCAGATGAATCTACGCTTAAAAATGAAAATGGTGAAGTAATACACATTATCTCAGCAGACGAAAATATACAAAAAATATTATATAATTTATTTTACGATGTATTAAACATTGAATTTAATTTATGGATGTGGATACGCAATATGTGTAAGTATGGTGATTTTTACTTGCATATGGAAATTGCTGAAAAATTTGGTATATATGGTGTAACACCAATGTCGGTTTATGACATGGTACGTGAAGAGGGTATGGACCCACAAAATCCATCTTACGTATGTTTTAAAATTGACCCAATGGTTATTGCATCTGGCGGTATTAATAGCCGTGTATCAGATAGAGAAGGCCGTATTAAGTTTGAAAATTATGAAATTGCTCACTTCCGCTTATTAACAGATGCTAATTATTTACCTTATGGTAGAGCATTTATTGAACCAGCGCGTAAAACATATAAACAATACATTTTAATGAAGGATGCGATGTTATTACATCGTGTAACTCGTGCCCCAGAAAAGCGCGTATTTTATATTGATATTGGTAATTTACCTCCAAATGAGGTAGATGGATACATGGAGCGTTTGAAAAATAAAATGAAGAAAACTCCATTTGTAGATCCACAAACAGGCGATTATAATTTACGTTATAATCAAATGAATGTAATGGAAGATTTTTATATCCCTCAACGTGGTGGAGCTAGCAATACTAAGATTGATACAATCAAAGGTTTGGAATATAACGCAATTGATGACGTAAATTTTTTACGTGATGAAATGTTAGCAGCACTTAAAGTACCTAAAGCATTCTTTGGATTTGAAAAAGATTTACAAGGTAAAGCTACATTAGCTGCTGAGGATATTAGATTTGCTCGCACCGTTGAACGTATTCAACGTATTGTGTTATCAGAATTATATAAAATGGCATTAGTTCATTTATATACACAAGGATATGATGGTGCTGCTTTAAGCAATTTTGAATTAAATCTAACTGTACCTTCAGTTATATATGAACAAGAAAAAGTAGCACTTTGGAAAGAAAAAATTGCATTAGCTAAAGATATTCAAGATAGTAAATTAATGCCTTCAGATTGGATATATGAAAAAATATTCCAATTTAGTGAAAATGAATATAATGAGTATAGAGATTTAGTAACTGAAGATATGAAACGTACTTTTAAACTTTCACAAATTGAAAATGAAGGTAATGACCCATCTAAATCAGGTAAATCATATGGTACTCCACATGATTTAGCTACATTATATGGTGCTGGTAGAATGGGACAACACGCCGATGTACCTGGTGGATATGATGAAACTCGTCCTGTTGGACGTCCTCAAGAAAAAGATTCTATAATAGGAACACAACAAGATCCATTAGGTAAAGATAGATTAGGCAGAATGGATAATAATACATCTAAACAAGCTAATATTCCTAGAGAGGATGGAACACCAAAAAGCGGAAATAGTTTAGCATTGGCTGAAACATTACGATTTAAAAGTATGTTAGAAGCTATACCTAGAGCGGGTAAGCAAATTATATTTGAGGCTCAACAAGAATCATCATTGCTTGACGAAAAAAACATTAAGGACATATAACAACTACATATTTATAGGTAGTGTACACCATTAATTATGAAAATTAAACATAATAAATTTAAAAATACTGGTATTTTATTTGAATTACTAGTGCGCCAAATCGCATCAGATACTGTATCTGGTAAAGATTCAGCTTCTATTAATTTAGTTAAAAAGTATTTTTCTAAATCTGAATTAGTAAAGGAACATAAACTATATCAAGCGCTAATTACTTCTAAAGCATTAACTGAGGGTAAAGCTGAATCATTAATTAACACAACGCTTGATTTATCTTCACGTTTAAATAAAGCGGCATTACGTAGAGAAAAATATAATCTTATTAAAGATATTTCTGAAGTATATAACTTAGAAGAATTTTTTAAGTCAAAAATTAACCATTATCCACAATACGCAGCTATATCTAACTTAATTGAAGCTCACAATACATTAGAGTTTGTAGAACCGTCTTATATTGTTGATAATAAAATAACTTTATTAGAACATATATCACGCGCTGCCTTAGATAAAGAAGAAGTTAAAGATCGTTTAATGGAAGAATATTCCCAAATGGATAAAGGTACACGTCTATTAGCATATAAAATGTTACTAGAAAGATTTAATAGTAAATACAATACTTTATCTAATATTCAAAAATCAGTACTAAAAGAATATATTAATAATATATCTAATACAGTTAAATTAAGAGAATTTGTTAATACTAATTTTAATACTATTAGAACTGAATTAGCTAAATTAAACAAAACAGTAACAGATAAAACTATCCAAATTAAAATTAATGAGGTAACTAATCTGTTAAAGCCACTAGATAAAAATCAAAGTGTAAAGGATGACAATATCGTTGCTCTTTTACAATTTCACGAATTAATAGCTGAATTAAAAAATGTCAAGTAACCTAAAAGAATTTATTAAATCACTTGTACGCAAAAAATTAGGTGAAGAATCAGTATCAGCAGATGCTGGTGGGTATTCTACTCCATTTGCCTTTAAAAGTAAAAAGAAAGATAATAATAAATCTAAAGTATTAAATTATAAAAAATTATATCAAGAAAGCGATTACGATAAAGCATCTATTTCATCTCAACCTAGCCCATATGATCAAGCAAGTGGATATACTGGTGTAGGTGGTGATAATCATCAAAATGGATATTATAAAGAAGCTATAAGTATAAACCACTATAAGTTAGGAAAAGATCCTAAACGTTTTATTCCTACTGAATTTGAATTTCCTGCATTTTTACTTAAACCAATTAATATAGGTAATACATCTAAAATATATTTTAAAATAGCTACTAGTGCTAAAGATGAATCAATATTAATGATTGATCCTTCAGTAGCAGTTGCATTAGACGCTGTTGAAAGAGGTAGAAGTTCATTTGATAAAGAAATAAATTTACCTGCTTTAACTAGATATATTAAAGAAAAAATCCCTACAGGAGCAAGAAGTTTAATTAAAAAAGCAGCTCAGGGAGCTAAAATAGGAGAAAATGGATTTATTGCTCTTCCATTAGTATTATCTAAATCTCCTGATCAAGGTACCTCTATAACTAATAATAAAGTTAGCATATCTGAAAAAGGTATAAATTTATTAAAAGCTATTAAAGCTAATCCTACTAAAGGTGAAGGTTTAGAAAATGAATTAGGATTTTTAGTATGGGTATACAAACATCAAAATGGCACTCCTAAAGAATATGCTACGGATAATGGTGTATCTACTCAATTAGCTTCTAGATTAACAAACAAATCAGTAGCAAACGGTACTATTAATATGGAAAAAGGAGAAACTGAAGAACCAACAGGCGATAATTGGTATATAAAAAATCCTTTTAGTGGTGGAGAATATAAAGACATTAATACTAAACTATACGAATCAGTGAATACAATAGTTAAAGAAGAATTATTAAATGAAAGTTCATATAATAAATTTAAAAGAGAAGTAACATTTAGAACTAAATCTGAACAATTACATAAAGCAATTCGTGAAGTAAAACGTAAATTAGCTGAAATTGATCGTATTGTTGAGTATACATCTCGTATGAAGCAAGAATTAAGTGAAGGTGAAGATGGTATTAAATATTGGAAAGCAACACAAAATAATGTTGCTAGAATATCTGAAATGATAAACCATCTAAATAACAAAATTAAAAATTTACAACAATAATAGCAAAAGCTAAATAAATATGAAAAGTATACAAAATCAATATCGTGATTTACAAGAAGGTAAAATGACACAGTTAAATTTCATGAGAAATGTACGTATGACTTTACCTCAATACATCACTAACGTAACATCATTTAAAGACACAGTTAAAATCCTTACAAATAAGGGTATATTAAATGAAGCAATCATTATCAGTAAAACAGATGCAGATGATGAAGGATGGGATGGTGCTTATGAAAAAACATTTGATACCTTTGATCCTAATGAAGAAAGTAATGATGCTGAATTTGATACTTTAATTAAAAAAATTGAAGATGAAATGGCTGGTGAAGAAGCAGTTAAATCTCAATATGATGAAACATTAAATGAAGCTAAAGAAGCAATGCCTAAAGGTAACAGCGGTAAAGAATTATATAGTGAATTCGCTGAAGCTGATACTTTAAATCAACAAGAAATTATTACAGGTATTAATATGGAGCATGGATTAGCTCCTGAAAAATCATACAGTGAAATTGCTAAATTAGTAATTAAGAATGTAAAAAAAGAACCTAATTACTATACAAATTGGAAATTGTCTGGTGTTGAAGGATATGAGCCTAAATACATGGATAATGTTAATCCTGATGATTATAGAATGAAATTCTTAGAAAAGGATAATTTGATTGACAAACCTAACGTAATGAAGCCTGTTAAAGGATTTGAAAAAGCTAAAGCATCTGCTAATAAGGCTAAAGCAGAAACTAATAGTACAGTAAAAGGAGTTGAAGAATTAGGAGTAACAGCTAAATCAACTCGTGGTGTTCAAAAAATGGACGCTACTGGTACTAAAATGAAGAAAATTGTAATGAAAGAAAATAACAATTTAACTAAAGAAGCCCTAATAGACATGATCCGTGAAATCGTAGTTGAATCAGGAATTGATGGTGGTGACAACATGATTGATGATGAACAAACTTCAATGTATTAATACAATATGAAAGAATTATTAATTGACCATATTCCCTTTCAAATAGCTAAACTTACATTATCTGAGTCCAAAGGGATTCCTAATGGAAGAATGCGCATCAAGGGTAAATTACAAGAATCAGACGTAAAAAATGGTAATGGTCGTGTGTATCCTAAAGAAGTATTGGAACGTGAAGCTAAAAAATATGCTGAAGGACCAATTTCTGATAATACTGCATTAGGCGAATTAGACCACCCAGAATCATCAATCGTTAACTTAAATAACGTATCACACAATATTAAACGTATTTGGTGGGAAGGTAATGACTTAATGGGTGAATTAGAATTATTAAACACACCATCAGGTAAAATTGCTCAAGAAATCATATCAGCAGGGATACCATTAGGTATATCATCCCGCGGTATGGGTTCAGTACAACAAATTGGTGAAACCGTTGAGGTACAAGACGATTTTGAATTATTATGTTGGGATTTGGTATCAGTACCATCTACACCCGGTGCATATATGAAGAAATTATCTGAAGGTAAACAAGTACAAACCGAATCAACTGGTAAAGATTATAGTAAAATAAATAGCTTATTAACAGAAATTATCTGTAGCCACACAGGAGTTTGTCCTCTTTGTTAGACAATTCGCGTTTTTACATATCTACATATATTTATGGATAGCCTATAATAGCTATCCATTTTTATCCCCATGATAGCTTGGTATTATTACAAATCCCCATTAAGCTTCTTAATAAGCTTATTTCCGCAATTAAATTTAAGGAGAAACACAAAATGAGTACAAACAAAAATTTGTTCAAAGAAGCTATCGCTGACGCTAAAGCCGTTCGTGAAGCCGCACTTGAAAATGCTAGAGCAGCATTACATGAAGCTCTTACCCCTCAACTTCAAGCTATGTTATCTACAAAGTTACAAGAAATGGAAAAAGAAGAAGACCTAGAAGAAAATTTTCTTAGTTCACACGAAGATTCTGAAGGTGTAAATCTTGATTTTAATCTTGAAGAAGAAGATGGCCTAGAAGAAGATTTTGATTTATCTGAAATCCTAGCTGAATTAGGTGAAGATGAAAAACTTGATGAAGCTAAAGAAGAAGATGAAGAAAAACTTGATGAAGCTAAAGAAGAAGAAGATGAAGCTATGTATGAAGCTAAAGAAGAAGAAGCTGAAGGCGAAGACGAAGTTGGCAAAATGTCAGTTGACGCTTTAAAAGATCTTATCACATCTATTATTCACGGTGAACTTGAGCATGAAGAAGAAGAAACTCCTGCTGATGAAGCTGGTGAAGAAATGGGTATGGAAGATGGCGAAGAAGCTGGTGAAGAAGAAGAGATTAACTTAGATGAATTACTTGCTGAATTAGACGCTTTAGATGAAACTGAAGAAGAAGATGAAAATATGCAGTATGAAGCTAAGAAAAAATTAGTTAAAAAAGAAAAAGACGAAAAAGACAAAAAAGACGAAATGAAAGAAGCTGTTGATACTATCAATACTCTTCGTAACGAATTAAACGAAGTAAACTTACTAAACGCTAAGTTACTTTATGTTAATAAAATCTTTAAAGCTAAAAACTTAACTGAATCTCAAAAACTAAAGGTTATTGCGTCATTTGATAAAGCAACAAATGTTAAAGAAGCTAAAATAGTATTTGAATCATTAAACAATGCTATTGCAACTCCAGCTAAAAAGACGATTAAAGAATCTTTAGGATTCGCGTCTAAAGCAGCAGGTGTAGCTCCAAACAGAACAATTGTTGAATCAAACGATGTAATTTCTCGTATGCAAAAACTTGCAAACATTATTAAATAAAATTAAAACAAAAATCGTTTAAAATGAACGTACAACAATTATTAGAATCATCCAATCAATATAAAGTGATTGCTGATGATGCAAAAAAGCTTAGTTCCAAGTGGATTAAGTCTGGCCTTTTAGAGGGCATTAAGGGTGAAAATGACAAGAACACAATGGCTATGTTGCTTGAGAATCAAGCTAAGCAGTTAGTAACTGAAGCTTCAGTTTCTGGTGGTACTACATCTCAATCAGGTGGTGGTTACTCTTCAGAGAACTGGGCTGGTGTTGCTTTACCATTAGTTCGTCGTGTATTTGGTGAAATCGCAGCAAAAGAATTCGTAAGCGTACAACCAATGAATTTACCTTCTGGTCTTGTATTTTATTTGGATTTCAAATATGGTACAAATGATGCTCCTTTCCGTGCTGGTGACTCTTTATACAGTGCTAACCCAACAACAAACGTAACTGATATCAATGGTACAGCTTCTTTATATAGAGCAGGCCGTTTCAGCTACGCAATAAACCAATATACAGCTTCTGGTTTATATGGTGCTACAGGTTCTGGTGCTGCTTTAGGTATTCCTACTTTAGCTCAGATCAACTATGATTCTAGCTACGCAACTGCTAGTTTAAAAACCCTTATTGTAACTGCTAGTGCAATTACTGCTTCTATGGATACTAACGCAATTAGATCTTTCGTAGTAGCTTCAGGTTCTGTAATTTCAGCTTCTGATATCTTACAACAATTCACTACTTACAATAACACAAACGGTACATTTACATTTATCTTAACTGGTTCTTCAGCTACTAACTTGTTAACTGCAAGTGCTGCTGGTTATACTATTTACTATGGTGTACAACCTTCTCCACAAAACAGAGGTGATTTTGAAGATACTTTCGGTGGTACTACAAACGCTGGTGGTGCATCAGTTGCTGGAGCAGTTCAACCAATTGTTATCCCAGAAATTAACGTTCAATTAAAATCTGAACCAATTGTTGCTAAAACAATGAAATTGAAAGCACAATGGACTCCAGAATTCGCTCAAGATCTTAACGCTTACCATAGTGTTGATGCTGAAGCTGAATTGACTGGTATCTTATCTCAATATATCTCTATGGAGATTGATTTAGAGATCTTAGATATGTTAATCCAAAACGCGTTTACAGTTGATTATTGGTCAGCTAGTAACAACACTGTTTGGAATGGTTCAGCTTTCGTTGCTGCAGGTAGTAACTTCTACAACACACAAGGTGGTTGGTTCCAAACTTTAGGTACAAAATTACAAAAAGTATCTAACAAGATCCATCAGTTATCTTTAAGAGGTGGTGCTAATTTCTTAGTATGTTCTCCTACGATCGCAACTGTATTAGAATCAATCCCAGGATTTGCTTCTGACGGTGATGGTGAGAAATTTGAGTTCAACTTCGGTATCCAAAAAGTAGGTTCATTAAACAGCCGTTACAAGGTTTATAAAAACCCGTACATGACTGAGAACGTAATCTTAATGGGTTACAAAGGTGCTCAATTCTTAGAGTGTGGTGCTGTATTTGCTCCATATGTTCCATTGATCATGACTCCATTGTTATACGATCCGGCTACATTCACTCCACGTAAAGGTCTTATGACTCGTTACGCGAAGAAAATGATCCGTCCTGATTACTATGGTAAGATCTATGTTACTGGTTTAGAGACTATCTAATCCTAGACAAATAAATTAGCCCCGTAAGGCTTTAAAATTGACCGGACTTTGATAGTCCGGTCTTTTTTATTATATTTATATAAAACAAATCGTTATATATGCGTGAAGCCAACCGCGAAAGAAAAGGTGAAATTAAGTCTATAAGCGCTGTTCAATTAAATGAAGAACAAAAAGAAGCCAAAAGGTTAATAGTAGAAAATCAAATCGTAGTAATTACAGGTAGAGCAGGTAGTGGTAAGTCATTAGTATGTGCTCAAGCCGCATTAGATTTCCTTAAGAAAAAACAAATTGATTGTATTTACAATACAAGAGCCGCCATTGAGGTTGGTAAAAGTTTGGGGTTTTTACCTGGAGCCTTAAATGAAAAATTTGATCCATATATGGAAGCATTGTTAGAAAATCTAGCTAAATGCTGCTCAGATAAAAATGAAATAGATAAATTAGTACAGGACGAAAAAATTAAAGCACTACCCGTTCAGTTTATCCGTGGTAAAACAGTTGATGATATATTAATAGTTGAGGAAGCACAAAATCTAACTAGAGGTGAAATGCTAGCTATATTAACACGCTTAGGTAAAAATGGTAAAATTGTTATTAACGGTGACAATGAACAAACCGATATTAAATCGTCAACGGGCGAAATAAACGGCTTAAATTACGTTATCGAATTATCCAAAAAAATTGAAGAAATTAAGTGGATTAAGTTGGCTACTAACCATAGATCCGATTTAGTTGGCAAAATACTTGACTACGAATACGGAAAATAATTATATTTATACGTGTTAAATACTAGTTAAATAATGGCAATCAACTTAAAAGATCTATATGACGTATACAATGGCGATCCGTCCAAACTTACCCCAATAAAAGGTAATACTCCATTTGAATATTACACAAACGATCCAGAATTTACCAATGATTCTTTAAGCATTGTGCGATTTATAGCTCAACGTTTAGGAGTTACAGGTACTACATATAATTTTAATACACAACAATACGCAGGTAGTCCTGGTACTATAAACATTACTGATTTAACAGTATATGCTGCATTTGAAGAAGCCGTTACCACATATGGTAATATGGTTTATCAATACAAAATTAGAGACAGTTATATTAATATGGAAGGCTCTGATACCTTACCATTTATAAATAACACTATTACATATGTTAATAGTATTGATATTGGCTTACCAGTAACATGGTCAGCAGCTAGACCAGCAACTTGGTCTGAAATCAATAATGAGGCTTCATTATCTTCATCTATAGCAAATGGACAAATATATGCTATATCTGCTTCAATATTTAATTTTATTGAGCCTGATTCTAACTTTATTAAATCATTTACTTTAGCAGATAACTATACTACTGGATCTAGTAGTTATAACTTAAGTTCATATGTTTATAATCAATATAATCAAATAGCTGGACCTACTGTAGTAACTCCTTATTACAATGTAGCTAGTTCTTCATTTAATTTTTCTGCATATACAAGTAGTAATAGTACCTTTTCTATTACCGGTAGTAATAATATAGCTATAAAATTTATTGTTACTTCATCTGCAACACAAACAGATACTGCATTAACTCTTTATATAACAACTGGAAGTACAGGTAATGCTACTGCTAATAATATTGCTAATAAAATTACTAATATTTCTTATGGTACATTTGGAACATTGTTATTAACAACAACAGGATCAACATTACCTGCAACATTAAGTTTTACATCTTCCCTATCATATTATAATACATCTAACTTTAATATTAACGCAACCCAATTATTTACAAATGTAACCTCAGGTTCAATAACTACTGTTTCATCTGGTAGCTCACACATATATTTTTATACTACAAATCCTAATATAGCAGGAGGATCATCATTATTTGGAACAGGATCTATACCAACAGTATACATTCAATCTACTTTAAAACCAGCATTAAATAATAAATTATTAAGTAATAACTTAACAACTATTACTTCTCGTATTTCTGAAGATTATGGTGCTGAAGCAAATGTAGGAGGTAGTTATGATGTAAAAAAAGGATATATTACAATGCAAGCAGGTGTTCAAGATTATGATTTAAACGCTTGGGCTGCTGCTTCTGCCTCATTAACACAAGGAGATAGTATTGAAGTACGCAAAGTATTTTTTGAACAATCACCTGCTATTGTAAGATACTTTGACCCATATGCCGGTACAGGTACAGGTATGCAATCATTACTTGAAACATTTGGTTTTGGTCAAATGTCTCCTGGTATTAACTTCTTATTAATGCCTATATTTTTTGACGTAATGAAAGTTCAAGCAATTGAATTAAACGACCAAATTAGAAAGGCAGCATATTCATTTGATTTAAGAAATAACCAATTAAAAATATTCCCTATACCTACGGGAGCAACAAGTGGTTTACCAATGTATTTTGAATATATTACTATGAGTCAAAAATCTCAAATAGTAAGAGATACTAGACCAAATGTAGTAACAGATATAATGAATGTACCTTATAGGAACCCAATATATTCTAATATTAATACTGTAGGTAGAACTTGGATATTTAAATATTGTTTAGCAATTTGTAGAGAAATTGAAGCACACATTCGCATACAGTTTTCAAACACAAATATACAAAGTATTGGTGCTTTAAATGGTAGTGAATTAATTACTGATGCTAGAACAGAAAAAGAAAATTTAGTAAATGAACTAAAGGAAATGTTAAATGAAGTATCTCGTAGAGGTCAATTAGAGCGTAAGCAACAAGAAGCAACATTTACACGCGATACACTAGCAAATATTCCTTTAAACATATATATATTATAATATGACTTGGTCTAGAAAAGGTCTTATTGTGAACGTACCTACATCACAATCATTTGCTTTAGCTACACCTTCTATAAGTAGCTCTATAGGTGGTGGATTTGGAAGTGGAGGTTCAACTGGGGGTGAAGTAGGAAATAACATAAATAGTACAGTAATGTTCTCCAATATGGAGGTAAAGTACTTTAAGATTAATCTTGAATATACTAAAGCTAACATTTATGGGGAGGCAATAGAAAAATGGTATTATCCCGCTAATCAAGTAAAATGTTTAATTGAGCGAGGTACTACAACAAATAGAGATGACGAGTTTGGTATTCATACTGATCAAGATTTGACTATTTCTATACCTAGAGACTATGCTCAATTATATAATTTACTACCAGAAGTTGGTGACATTGTGATGGATAGAGAAAGATACTATGAAATAAGCAATGTAGATAATATATTTGGAACCATATCAGGTGCTAGAACGCCCAATGGTATTCAAGGAACAAATGGACAAGTATTAATGTATGTACTAAAAGCATATTTAACAAAAGTAACAAAACTTAACTTAATAGAATATTATCAATGATAAAGTTATTAGAAGCAGTTAATTTAGCTAAAATAGATGTTTTAATCAAAACAACAGCTAAAATTAATAAAGTAGAAGTATATAATCAAGTTAGAGCACTTACTGGTGTTGTGGTAGTTACTGTAGAACAAAGTCAATTCTTAGATAGTAAGGCTACAGATAGATTTGAATATTCTTTACTACACATAAAATATTTAGTAGCTAATGACCCTAAAACTAGTATTGATAATATTAAAAAAAACGCATTAATAACTACCAGAATACCAGGTTTATTACAATTCATACCAAGATATCAAACAGCTAAAACAATAGGAAAATACTAATATAATGATTAAATTAACAGATATAGCAGAGGCAATAAAAAAACCAGAAAACATATATGTTCCTGGAAAAGGACCTGGTGAAGAGCCTGTAAGTGATTTTATTAAGAAAGGATTCGAATTAGGAAAACCTGAAGTAAATCCTGAAACTGGTGCTGTTGCTCATGATGTAAAATATTTACCTGATTTATTAAAAGCATACAGAGAACTTAGATTAGTACGTTTAAATGAAATTAAGCCTTTTGTAGAATATACTGAAAATGAAGAAATAGCTAAATTATCTGGTGGTATTTATGAAGCATTAAATAGAGTTATGAAGGCTGTAAATAAATTAAATACTTTAGTTGAGCGTGAAAAGAAATTAATCGCCTCAAGAAACTATAAATAATGAGAGAAAGAAAACCAATACCTAAAAGTATTTTTGAAAATGACCAAACACTTTTTACTCCCTACCTAACAGGAAGTGGAATGCCTGTTAGTGATTCTGAAATGCAAAAGAATCGTGGTAATGATCTTTCTATGAGGGGTGATACGGTAAAAGATATTAGTATTGGTTTACAAGATATTGATGAGGCAGTAATGTATTACTTTAATAATGTTATTAAGCCTACAGTAATACAAGACAATAATAGAATGGCTGTACGAGTAATATATGGTAATCCTGAACGTTGGAAATCAGTACAACAAGATGGATTCTATAGAGATAGTAATAACCAAATTATAGTACCTATAATAATGCTTAAACGCGGTGATATTTCAAAAAACAGAACGGCTGGAAATAAATTAGATGGAAACCGAGTACACAACTACCAAGTTGTAGGCACCAAGTATAATAAGCGAAACGCTTATGACAGATTTGATATTTTAAATAACAGACAAGCATCCGAACAATACTACGTTACCGCAGTACCTGATTACATAGATATTACATATAACTGTGTTATATTTACTAACTATTTAGAACAAAATAATAAAATAGTAGAAGCAATTGAATATGCTTCAGACTCACACTGGGGTAATCCAGAACGCTTTAAATTTAAAGCACGTATTGATTCGTTTTCAACTACAACTATTATAGAAAATGGTACGGATAGAGTAGCTAAATCCTCATTTGATATTAAATTAGGTGGATATATTATACCTGATACTATAAATAAAGATTTAGCAGCAGCACGTAGTAAATTCTATACTAAGGCACAAGTAGTATTTGATATAGAAGTAACAGATAATATAAATTCTGCAGTAACAGCTGGATTACCATCAACCTCTAACTCAATGGGATCAGTATCATTTATAGGAAGTGGAGTAAATGTAACTAATATTACATATAGTGCAGGTGCATTAACTGATTTGACTTATTTAAATACTAATATACCTAAAAAGGCAGATACTATTAATATCCCTAATCAAGCCTTGTTCACAGGAGCGTCTGTATTACAACCTAGTAATAATTCGTCTCTTCCTGCAACTACTATCAATAACTTTACATTTTATATAAACGGACAATATATTCCTTCATCTTTTATATCGTTTATAGCTAGCGGAGCAGGAGTATTAGTTCAATTCGATACCTCTTTAGTAGGATATACTTTAGAAGCAGATGATGAAGTAGTAGCAATTGGTAAATTTACAGCATAATGATAAATTTAAATAATAATTATCTTAATATTAATGCATCACTATCTTTTAGTGATTTACTATACATAAACACATCAAAAACTCTACAAGCAAATATAATAAATATTCCTAATACAGTAATATTTACCAGTGCTTCAATACTTCAACCATCATCTTTACTACCAGCAACCACTATATTAAATTTTCAATTTTTTATTAATGGCCAAAGTGTTCCATCGTCTTTAGCTTCATTTAATAGTTATAGTGGTGGAGTATCAGTTACTTTTAATACAGGTTCATTAGGATTTTCATTAGAAACAGACGACAATATAATAGCAATAGGTAAATTCGCATAATATAATGGCAAAACTTAAATTAAAACAGGTAAATTCTAATTTAGTATATTCTAATGGCGCATTAACTGTGTCCGGTTCATTAACTATTGTTGATAATACTGCTATCCCTGTTAGCGCATCCTTTAATACAAGCGGTTCAATAAATGTTGATATAATTGACGGTGGAACTTATTAATTAGTATATTTATACGGGACTTATATAAGTCATCATCCAAGTATATACTTTTAAAGGATCCATAAATATGGCTGTCAATAAAATTGAATTAAAACGTAGTGCCGTTCCGGGTAAAATCCCAACCACATCCTCATTAGATTTAGGCGAATTAGCCTTAAACACCTATGACGGTAGAGCTTTTTTCAAGCAGTCAGGTTCCATTACAGGTATAGTAGAATTAGCCACAATTAACGGCTCAGGCTCAACAGTAGTAAGTGCATCTTATTCAATTAGCAGTTCATATGCCGTTTCTGCATCTCGAGCAATATCAGCATCGTATGTTATTAATGCTACAACAGCATCCTATGCTTTATCAGCATCAAATGCAACTACAGCCTCATACATTTTAAATGCAATAAGTGCATCTTATGCAAATAGTGCCTCAAATGCAACTACAGCATCATTTGTATTAAATGCTGTAAGTTCATCTTATGCATTAACAGCATCATACGCATCAAACGTTCCATTAACTGCATCTTATGCTTTATCTGCTTCACAAGCATTAACAGCATCATATGTAGTAACTGCTCAAACAGCATCTTACATATTAAACGCAGTATCTGCTTCATATGCTACTAGTGCTTCTTATGCTCAAACAGCATCTTTTGCAAATAACTTTACTGTAGGTGGTACACTAACAGCACAAACGTTAGTAGTACAAACAGTAACTTCAAGTACTGTATACAGCTCAGGTAGCAATATATTTGGTAATTCATTAGCTAACACTCAAGTATTTACAGGTTCTGTTTTAATGACAGGATCATTAGCAGTAAACGGCTCAAATGTAATTTTAAGTAATCAGACATCTTCAATGTCTGCATCGTATGCTGTAAGTGCTTCTCAAGCTACATCTGCTTCTCAAGCAGTAACAGCATCATATGTTTTAGCATCTAACGTTGTAGGTTTAAATTTATATCAAATAACTAGCGGTAGTGCAACAGCATCTATCAGCCCAGTAGCCGGAGTCGGATTTAAAGTTAACGTTCCAACATCAATATCAGGTACTTTAAATGTATCACAATCTATAAATGCATATAATATTAATGTAGGAAATCCTACATCAAATGCATGGCAATCTAATTTAACTGGTTCTTATTTTAATAACTTTACTACACAAACAGATGTATCTGAAATTTTAAGATTTATAGCAGGATTATTATCTTCATCAGCGCCTGATGCCTCTCCAAATACAAGAACTTATAGTACTTATACAGCAAACCAACAAAATGCGGGTACAGGTACCGTAACAGCAGGTAGTGTTCCTCAAAACTCTACTAATACAACTATTACTTATCTTACCTCAAAAGGATTTGCTACTGTTGGTAGTACTATTTTTAGTGGTATTACTCCAATCTATACTGCTGGAAACTATGGATACAACTATACAAGTGTAGCTGCAGGCTCTACAATAGTATCTTCATCAGTAGATGCTCAGTTGTTTGGTTTAGGACAATTAAGTAGTGGTAACCCAACCTCATTTAACGTTTCTGGCTCATTTGTATTTAGATTTAAAGATAATAGTACTAAAACAGATACTGCAACATCAGCTTCAAGTGCTATAATTACTCAAACAGGAGCAGGTACAACAAATGGTGTTAGTTTAGCTAAAATCAATACTTCAAACCCAGCAGTTATTCCTGCTGCATATCAAGATGGTAAGTATGCTGCTGTATTTACAAATACAATATATAGTGGTAGTGCAGTAGCTGTAAGTCAAAGTGGATATTATCATATATCTGCTTCAATAGCAATAGCAAGTGGTTCAAGTACTTACACAGCACCAATATCAAGCAATGCTGAAATATTTTGGGCTCCTTTAGCAACAATTTCTACAAATATACCTGTTCAAACACCAACAACAGGTAGTACAACATTAACTGCTATAACAGCAGTATCTCGTTCATTATCTGGTGCTCCATATTTAAGTGGTTCAACATATATTGTATCGAGTTCATTTACAAATTTATTCAATCCATTATATTTTGTTGGAACAATATCTTCATTGTCTACTACTGCAACAGGTATAACTCAAACATCTGGTGTAACTTCTGTTTTAACAACAGCAGGTTTAGTATCAACAGCAAACGCTGTTTATGATTCTACAGGTGTAACAGTTAGATCTACAGCAACAGTACCATTTGAAACTGATTTAATTAAATTAAACGGATTATATACCTTTACTACAGCTAATATTACAAATATTACTCAAACTACTCAAACACCAACAACATTGGCTGTAAGTGTAGCTGGAGTAAATAAAAATGCTGGTACATCTACTTACTCAGTTTCTGGTAACTACCATGCCGCAGGAACATTTGGTCAACCTGTAACAAGTGGTTCTTTAGCTTACTATACAAGAATACAAGGTACAGATAATGGAACTTATACTATATCATCTGCGGGTAGTTTAATAGCTGACTTTACAGGTGAAAACAATAGATTACAAATAACAGATTCATTACTATCAGGATCATATGACAGTGGTAGTAAATTTACAACAGGTTCTTATAGTGTTTATACTTTAGGCTCTACAGATTTACAAATTAAACCAGGATTTTTAGTTAAACCTGGAGGAACATATGGATATTGGTTAACTGATCCTAACTCAGCTCAAACATACAAATATGCTGCTTTTGCATTTAATAGAAACTTAGCTACAAACCAACCTTCTATAACAATGACTTTAGCAGGTAATACTACATTAGTAGATTGGGCAAACTCATCTACAAATAATAGTGTAGCTATATTAATTGTTCCTCAATCAGTATTATCTACTACAGGTCAAGCATCAGGTATAGATCCAGTAGCAACATCAACAACATTATTAGCAAATGGAAATGCAGCCAATCCGTTTGGTAGAAGTTTAAACGTATTAGCTAATACAAATACTGCTAAAACGAATCCATTTACAATAGACTTTCCAACAACACCTAATGCATTCCCATTAAATACAACTTATAGAAACTTTGTTGTATTGGTAAGATATATAGGCGACCCAACACCATTAACTTCTATAACACTAACAGTAACAGCATAATAAGATGCCAATAGATAAGTCCACCAAATCCAATAGGCTACTCCAAAGTAGAAGATATACCCAACAACAATTAGGTGATGCGCAAGAGGCATTTACATCCGTATTAGATATTAATGCTGGTGAAATATATTCTCAACAAAATCTTATCCCTACTTCTAGTTTACCTTATTCAGGATCATCTCAAAATGGACAATACGTTACATCTGGTGGTAGTAATATACTTAAATTTTTCTATAGACAAAGATTAGCACCTTCAGATACTTTAGATACTGGTAGCTACAATACTTGGTTTTTTCTAGATCCTACTTCATCAGCAGACTATACAAGTGGTGTAAACGCGGGTGTATTAAGTACAAGACAACAAGCTAACTTTATATCACCAAAGTATGCTCCTGCTTTAGGAGGTAATACTGAAAATAGCCCTGCAGGTTATCAAGTAAAATTAACTGATTCTGTAGGAACTATTATTGACCCTGCTACATATACTTTTGATTATAAAGATGGTGTATTACAATTTAATGGTAGCAGTGGATATAGTGTTATTAGTACTGCTCTTTACTTAACAGCATATCAGTATGTGGGTAGAACATTATCATCAAACGATACTTTAGGATATACAGGTTCATTTAGTGGATCATTTGCTGGATCAATGTTTGGTACTGCATCTTATGCTTCACAGTCATTAAGTGCATCTTATGCTTTAACAGCATCATATGCACCAAGCGGATCTTATAGTATAAGTGGATCTTATGCTGTATCGGCTTCATACGCTCTAAATGCTACAACAGCATCATATGCATCAACAGCTTTATTAGCTCAACAAGTATCTACTTCCATATCTTCACAAAATCTACAACATAATGTATTATTTGTAGATACATCAGGACCAGGATTTATACAGGTTGATGGAGGATTAAGATATAATCCAAATTTAGATCTTTTAACTACTACAGCTTCATATGCAACTACAGCATCATATGCTTTATCAGCATCAAACGCAACTACAGCATCCTACATTTTAAACGGTGTATCTGCATCATATGCAAATAGCGCTTCAAATGCAACTACAGCATCCTACATTTTAAATGCAATAAGTGCATCGTATGCAAATAGCGCTTCAAATGCAACTACAGCATCCTACATTTTAAATGCAGTAAGTGCATCGTATGCTAATAGCGCTTCAAATGCTACAACAGCATCCTACATTCTAAACGGTGTATCTGCATCGTATGCAAATAGTGCCTCTAATGCAACTACAGCTTCATATGTTTTAAATAGTGTATCTGCATCGTATGCAAATAGTGCCTCTAATGCTACAACTGCTTCATATATTATTTTAGCACAAACAGCATCCTATGTAGTAACAGCACAAACTGCTAGTTATATTTTACAAGCAGTATCTGCTTCATATGCTGCAAACGCTACAACAGCATCATATGCTGTAAATGCTACAACAGCATCAAATGCTGTAACAGCATCCTCAGCCGATAACTTTACTGTTAGAGGGACATTAACTGCTCAAACGATTGTAGCTCAAACAGTAAGTTCAAGTACTGTTTATTCATCAGGTTCAAATAGATTTGGTAATGATATAACTAACAACCAAATTTTTACAGGCTCAGTTTTAGTAACTGGCTCAATTACAGTTGCAACACCTGTAGTAAATAATTTAACAGCATCATATGCTATAAGTGCCTCTCAAGCATTAACAGCATCATATATTCCTGCTTCAGGCGTTGTAGGATTGAATTTATCTCAAATAGCTACAGGTAGCGTTACAGCATCTGTAAGTCTAGATAGTGGATCATTTGCTGTAACAAGTGGATCATCTACATTGTTGTTTGTAAATAAAAATGGTACAGTAGGCATTAATACTACTGGTTCTGGTACCTATAATTTAGATGTAAATGGTACTTCTCGTTTAAATGGTGCTACTACAATCGGAGGAAATATAACATTTACTAATACAAATCCCAAAATAAGTACGAATACTTCTGTAATACAATTAGAAGTAAGTAATGGCTTATATATAGGTACTCCAGGAGGTAATACTAGTATAGCTTCATTTACTAATAATCAATTTGGAGTAAATACGAGTATTGCTTATCCTATTACTTTTGGTGCAGTAAATACTTTAGCAAATACCTCTTCCTTAATTGATATGCAATCAACCACAAGAGGTCTCTTAATTTCTCGTATGACCGCTGCTCAAAGAACAGCAATATCTACCCCAGCACAAGGTTTAATGGTCTACGATACAGGCGCTACTACAGAAGGTTTATACTACTACAACAGTGGATCAAATATAGGATGGCAACAAGTACTATCTAACAGCGGATCTCAATCAATATCTGGTTCTCTAACACTAACTGGTACATTAACTGCTCAAACACTTGTAGTACAAACAGTATCTTCATCTGTAATATACAGTAGCGGTTCAAACAGATTTGGTAATGATTTAGCTAACACTCAAGTATTTACTGGATCTGTATTAATGACGGGTAGTTTAGCAGTAAATGGTTCAAATGTAATTTTAAGCAATCAGACATCTTCAATGTCTGTAGCTACAGCATCATATGCTACTACAGCATCTTACGTAGCAAATGCCTCTTCATTCCCTTATACAGGTTCAGCTATAATAACTGGTAGCTTACAAGTAATAGGTAATATAAGTCAATACAATAGCTCAAGCTATATAGGCAATTTAGCAGGTGCTGGAGCAAATGCCTCTACTTACTCAGTTTATTTAGGTGAACAAGCCGGCTTTAACGCCGCTAGTTCATCAAATGCTACCTTTATAGGTTCATTTGCGGGAATGGCTGCTACTAGTTCATTATACCTAACAGCAATAGGATATCAAGCCGGTATCTCAATGTCTAATGCTGGTAATTCAACAGCAATTGGACCATTTGCTGGATATGCAGCATACAATGCTATTGGAAGTGCATTTCTAGGCATATATGCAGGCGCAGGTGCTGTTAGTTCATCTTACTCTACATTCTTAGGTCCATACGCTGGATATCAATTATTAGGCTCATCATATACAATAGCATTAGGATACAATGCTGGCTTTAATAGTATATTAGGCAACAACAATATTTTAATTGGTACAAATGTAACTTTACCAAGTGGTAGCTCCAATAGAATGAATATTGGTGGTTTAATATTTGGTTCTGGGTCTTACTTTAGTACTAGTTCTGCTTCTCCATCTGCATCAAATGGCTTTATTGGTATTAATCAACCAAATCCACAATTTAATTTAGATGTAAGTGGTAGTGCTAGAATTACTAGCAATACCCAAATTACTGGTTCATTAAATGTTACAGGTAGTATATTACAAAACGGTGGAGCTTTGGCAGTCCAGGACGGTACTATTTTATATTCACCAACAAGAGCATTTACTCCAACTGGTAGTATCAGTACATTAGGAACGGCAGTAACTGTAGTTAATAACCATTTTGATAGTGGTGTAGTTGGTATGAAACTGACCATATTAGGAGAAAGTAAAATAATAACTGCGTATACTTCAGCAACACAAGTAACCGTTGATTCGGCGTATTCACAAAATTATAGTGGAGTAGCGGTTAGTAGTTGGGGTGTATATTATAAAACATTTGAAGTAAAAACTGACGGATATCCTTATTTGTACCTAGGCAACCAGTCAGGCGGTGCACCTCCAGGCACAGTATTTCTATACAATAATGCAGGATTCCCAACAACACAATTCGGGTTTCAAGTACCTAACGCCTTTCTATTAAACGGTTCAGGACTAAATAACGCTTCTAACACTGTTATTAGGTGGAGTCCAGGTAATCCTGATGCATTTGGAGCTACAAATGACCTAGGTATTCGTAGAAATACATCAGGTTCTTTAGAAATATACGACGGTAATACTGCAGGAAACAGAAGAGACTTAGTATTAAGAAACATTACGGGTTCTAATGCATTATTTAGTGGTAGCTTAACTCTTACAGGTTCTTTAAATATATCAGGTAGTCTAGCAGTAAATGGCTCTAATGTAATTTTAAGCAATCAGACATCTTCAATGTCTGTAGCTACAGCATCATATGTTACCTTAGCCCAAACTGCATCATATGTTGTAACAGCGCAAACTGCTAGCTACGTAGTTACTGCTCAAACTGCATCATATGTTACCTTAGCTCAAACAGCATCTTACATACTAAACGCAGTATCTGCTTCATATGCAGCTAGTGCTTCAAATGCAACTACAGCATCTTATATTTTACAAGCAGTAAGTGCATCTTACGCATTAACCGCATCTTATGTTAGTGGATCTTCATCTGTAAGTGCATCTTATGCTGCAACAGCATCATATGCAAATACATTTACAGTAGGTGGTACTCTAACTGCACAAACATTAATAGTACAAACTATTACTTCATCTATAATTTATAGTTCAGGATCAAATATATTTGGTAATAGCACAGCTAATACTCAACAATTTACTGGTAGTGTTTTAATGACGGGTTCCTTAAATGTATTAGGTAATACTACTATTACAGGCTCTTTAAACATATCAGGTAGTATTACAGGTTCTGCAAATGCTCGTTTTTTAGGATCTATAACATCATCCGCAGCCTTAATTTCAGGTTCAGGAACACAAAGATTAGTTGTTATAGGCTCAGGATCAGCACAACCAATATTTACAGTTCAGGGCTCACAGGGTGAATTGTTCTCTGTAACAGATAGCCTATCAGGGTCTCTATTTAGTATAAACGATATATCAGGCTTACCAATATTGGAAGTATTCTCAGACAATACAACATTAGTAGGTAACTACTTAGCACCAGCATTAAATACAACAAATAAAATCACAACTACCAACAGTGGTAGTTTTGTAATATATTCAGTACCAACAGCATCGTATGATGGAATATTTGTAGATTACACAGCAAGATCAGGCTCAAATGCCAGAGCAGGTGTATTTACAGCTATTTGGTCAGGTTCAAGTGTAAATTATATGGATAACTCAACAACCGATTTTGGTAATACTACAGCATTAAGTTTGGTAGCTTCAATATCTGGTAGTAACATGGTAGTAACAGGATCTGTAGCTACAGGTAGTGGATGGACAGTAAAAGCAATTATAAGATCAATATAACGTTATGGGATTTAATTATTCACCTAAAATCGTAACAGAC